AGGGATCCATGCTCTTCGCATAATAACTGATGGCACTTTCAGCCAACTCTGCATACCGAGCCTTGGTGGCATATGCAGCTGAAGAAAAGAAGACATAGGACATCCTCGTTTCTCTGGGATTGGGTGGATTGGACAGATTTCTAGAAGCGATTATAACCGCTGCCGCTTGAAATCCGACCATTCTAGGGCTGTTCTGAAACAGAAGAAAGGTGTCGTCCGCTATTTAACGCGGAATGCGACTACCAAGAGACCTCAAGTCGACAGGGCTGACCGGAAACACACGGTCCTCAAGATAAGGCATTGTCACCTTCTCCCCTGATTGAGTTGAACTTCCAAGAGGAAGTTCCTTGATAGCTGCGGGCCGAAACAACGCCCACACCTTCGAGCTTCTGTGACGAGAGCATCATGGCGTACCCGGATGCGGGATCGAATCCCGCCGACGCTCGAAAGCGCTCCTGATGCTAACCCTAAAACGCTCGGAAGTAGCATGACACAGTCTTACAGAGACTTGCTATACTACCTGCCGTCACACCTTCACCATCAAAACGGAGCCCATTATTGGGATCCTCCCTCCTTCTTCCGTCTCGCAGACCACAGGTTCACGCCACCGTCGAGCTCAAAAGGCTTGGCCGGGGGGCGTGAGACTCCCTCGAGGAGACAGCGCGGGGGACGAACGGAAGAAAACTGCAAGGGCGAATGGCGTCGCCGGAACTGCTTGAAAACCCACTCCAAACAAAGGAATGGATGATCAGGCACTTCCAACTCGTATTCGGCTTCTGAAAAGGCAAAACGAGAGAGAAAGCCGTCAGTCATGATGACTTCCTCCAACAACTCTCTCGGCCAAAGAAACCTCCAACGAGGGCGACCTAGCGCCACTCTAACGGGCGGGAAGGGGTTCCGTTTCTCCCGCGACGAGCGACGAACGAGGCGCCTCTCCAAGGGCTTGACTTTACGTCCAGTCCAGTAACGGAGATTCGCACGAGTCATCTCGCAGGATATTCTGGTGATCGGCTCTAGGAGCTCCTGCCTGGGCATAGGCCCCAGGACGACAGGTAAAGAGCGATCGACCCCGGTCTCACGAACTTGCGGCGGATTGCAGAGAGCAATCCTGAACCACTTCTTCTTTACGAGAATCCGAAGCCAACGACGTGAAAGGGACTGTACGCTGATCTGGCGCGATGCTATCTCATGACGCATGAGATCGTTTATCACCCACAAACGTACGTCCGGTTTCAACGTTGAAACGCCTCGGATGACCTCGGGAAGAATGTCATCAGGACTCTTTCTATCAGGGTGCAAAAAGGAGAGGACAGGCTTAGCAATCATCGTTTTCTGTCTAGCGTCGTAGACGTTGGAATTCAACTCGATGAATCGATCACACTGACCTGTCTTCTCCTCATTCACAACGAGTCCAAAGGTAGCCGTGACTTCGCGCCAAAGGGCGAAGAACTCCGAATTGCCGGCAAAGCAGCAATCGTCCCCGTTAAAACGGCCGACCCTAAAAGACTCTCCCTTCTGAGGAGACCCGTAAAAGATGTCACAGGCGATATCGAAACACGCCTTGTTAAGAAGACAGAGCAGCGGGAAGCCAACAAGGCTTCCCATCATCTGGCCACGAATGACCGGATGCCTAACACCCTTCTTCGACACCCAATACAGGTTCTCAAAAGAATCCCTCAGACACCTTCTCTCGAGGTCCGTCAACGACGGATCCTCCAACAGCGCATCGACCATTGCAGCGGTAGCCCAGGGATAAATCCCGTCAGAGGCACTCGCATAGTCCCCGGAGATGAAAGACTCCCCAGGGCGACGATCGGCAACGATGCGCTCGAAAGTGGCGGCACTCACGTCCCCTCTCACACACCAGTCGAAAGAACTGATGTGATCGTACAGGGCGTTATGGACTGGGGTAAGGACTCTCTTCGCGTGAGCAGTCTGCATCGTGACAACACGATACTTACCCTTTGTCTTAGCCACGCCGACACGCAAAGCGCGGTCGGACGGATGGTACTCGGCCTCCGAGGTAGCCAAAGTCCCCCCCTCGTGGCGTTTGGTCTCAAAACAGCCCTGTTGATCAGGGACGTAAGTGTTCGCGAGACTGGGGTCACCCCAGCCATCTCTCACACTTCTCAAACGCTCCCCCCATCCCTCAGTAAGCCTCACGACGTGACGGCGAAGGAGTGCTGGACACCCTCGCAAATCACTCTCCGGTAAAAAGGAAGGGCCAGAAACGGCCTCGATCCACTTACTTCGGGCGGATGCAGCGGCCTTACGGTCGCACAACGAGCACTCCACATCAAAAAGTCTTTTGCAAGACTTAAGAGTGGAAGTCAGTCGAAATCGACGACGACTCGTCAAACGTGGTGCAGTCCTAACCAAGACTGCGGCCGCGTCATCCCACTGCTCTCGCAGAACAAAGCAATTCGGACCAGTAAAAACTGGAAGATCGCCAGGAATCTCGAATTCCCGGTAGACAATCTGAACTGCTCTGCAAAGAGCCTTCCGTAGTGACCCTGCTGCAAAACAGCGGGCGCAACGGGATTCAGGACCAGAAGAGATCTTGAATCGGGTTGGACACTTTATAGAGGTG